TGATGCATTACCACGAAAAAACTTATAGTTCAGTTAGATTAGACAGATTATCATTGGATTGGCACGATTTCTTTACAGATTTATTAACAAAAGGACATTTCGGTTTTGACGCCGATTTTAAATTTTGGGATAGATCATTATGTAAAGCATTAGTGACAGCTAGTTATAAAGTTAGTTTAAACCCACATGAAAAATATTTAACAACAAATTATGGACCAAAATCAGTAGACACTTTAAAAGAATTTTTCACATCACCATATTATATATTTTTAGACAAATTACTTAGAGCTATAGGAACATCACCATCAGGAGGTTTAATGACCTTCCAATTGAATGGCAATGCAAATGAAATTTTAACAATTACAGGATTTATTGAAGTAACAAAAAGAATATCACCAGCAATTTCAACTATTAAAATTTACGAACGACATACAGGAGGTAAAAGAGGAGGAGATGATTCTGTGCAAGCAGTATCAGATTCTCTTAAACCCATTTTCAACGGGGTTACTTTTACCGAATGGACTAATTCTCACGGCATGACCGCAACATCTGCAGACAAAGCAAATGTAATTGTACCATATAAAAAATTGAACGAATTAACTTTTTTAAAAAACACAACAGGAACCATGAACGGATTATATGTACCACTCTCAGATCAAACAGCACTTATAGAATCAATGTATTGGATTAGGATTAATAAACATCAAATGGACGAACACGCAGCAACTTTAGACAATATCAATTGCTCTATGAGAGCTTTTTATTTTTATGGCAAAGAACACTACAATAAAATTCGATCTAAAATTGTAGAAGCAACAAATTATCCCGTTGCAACGTTCGAAGAAAATCACAGAATTTGGAAGAAGTATGGATATTTTCCAGGCTCTCACTCAGATTATGTGACCAAAGAAGATCAGAATCCTTTTGGAATTGTTATACCGGATAAACGATATCCCATCTCTCCTGAGGAACAATTAAATATGCAATTAGTAAATATGAAATATCAATCTGGATTAGACAAAGCAACACTAGACACAAATCTCAAACATCCTCAAGTAGGCATCCCAGATGCTGAAATAGATTCTGCACCCACCACCACAAACCCAGAATTATCAACAGAAGTAACGGACAAGAATAGATTAGAAAAACTAGGAACCACAGTACAAGAACATCAACAGGCAATCGTTTCAACACCACTCACAGGCACTCAAAAATTCACCTCTTTGAATAAAAGAGCGGAAGCACATTGTAATGACATTAATTGGACTTTGCAAAGATTAGAACAAAAATATACATTAATAGACACAATTGAATGGACAATAACCAACCAACCGAATTCTTTATTAAAATCA